TGCCCACGTTAAAGCCCGATGTGTCTAGCGCGTTCATCCGCTGCGTCATGAATGCGCGCGGGTCAGCCTGCATGGAAGCCATTTGAGGCCGCTCAAGCGCGTTCTGTGGCGCGTCTTGGCGTTGTTGGGGTTGTTGTTCGCCTGATGGGCTAGTCAAAGCGTTGCCCGCTGGTGGTGAATAGGTGCCGTCGCCATAATACGCAGCATTCAGCCAATCAGGCGCATTCGCACCGCGCCCACCTTCGCCCCAAACCGCCGCGTCACCGAAGCCAACGTGCATTGAACCCGGCTGCATGTAATTATCGCCAGCGCCGAAACCGGTCAGGCCGTTAGCCTTGCCGCGCCGCACAATTTCTTGGAAAATAGGCACGTCGTCGGGGTTGCGCCAATCAAGGCGCTCACCATTGCGCGTGAAAAACACGTCACCCGCGCCGCCGTGGTCGTGGCGAGTAGATCCAACGCGCGGGCCGCCGCCCTCGGCTGGTTGCCCGCCCGAGAACACTTCCATACCAAGCCCAAGCTCGGGAAGGAACGAAAGCGCGCGCACCATATCCTCTGATAGGGGTTGGCTTCGGGTCGCGCCCTGGTTCGCATATGTGACGTAATCAACCATGCTAGTACGACCCATAGAACGGGCTTGGCATTTGCGCTTGCCGCCCGCCGAGGTTGCTAATCGCATTCATGGGCGAATTAGACTGCTGGTTGTTTTGATTCTGGCCGAGGCCCTGCTGATATTGGTAAAGCCCCATGCCGTTTTGAATGGTGCCGCTGATTGCGTTGCCCACGCCGATTGAACCAGCCGCCTGCGCGTTGCCCATGTTGCCCAGGGCGTTCGTCACGCCGGAAAGGTTGTTGGTTTCCGCCGCCGCTGTCTGCGCCGCCGCGTTCTGCCCGCTAGACGCCATGCCGCCAAGCCGGTCAAGCTGCGAGTTTCGGTCGGACTGTGCAAGCCCCGTGCGGTACTGTTCAAGCGCCTGCATTGCACGACCAGAGTTGAGGCCCCCGCCATACGATGCGCCAGCCTCGATTGTGTCCCGGCCCTGCTCAAGCGCGAACTTGGACGCTGGGGTCATAGATATGCCTTGCCAGCTTTCCGGCTGGTCGCCTAAGCCCATCTCGTATTGAAGCGCGTTATACGCTCGTGACCCGCCCTCGCGGTAAGGCTCCAAGTCGCCACGGATAATATCGCGCGTCTTGCGGGATTCCTCCATTTGCGCCTGCGCTGCCCGCTCTTGCGCGTCAGCCGCGCTGCTGGCAGCATTGGCCTGAGAAACGCCGCCGATAACTTGAGCGCCGCCCATTACGAGGGCTGAAATTGGATCAGGCATTGCGGGTCATTTCCTCGGTAAAAGCTGTTCGACCTTCGCCATATGTGCGCCAGATTTCCGGCCCGCATTTTAGCGCGTGTTCGTGTCCGCCTATCAACCAAGAAACCACATGAAAGACCCGATAAAGGCCAGCGCGCAGCACCCATGCTTTCCCTATATCATCATGCGAACCATTTTCCAAGACGTTAGCTGCGGTCCAATCCAAATACATCTGCAAAAGCGCGGGTTTTAGGACGTGAGTGTTTGCCGCAAGGAACGGATCGCGCATTGCTTCAAACGATAACCAGTTCAAAACCGCGTTGTGATTGCCCGCGCCCTCGTCCTCCAGGTCGTCCCATTGCTGGGCGGCTTCCCACAGGTCAGACGCAAACCGAATTGCGCCGGGGTCGCCCATAAACCACTCGGAAAAGAACGGGCGCAGCATGTCTAGGCGTGTATCGCTCATCTGTAAATGTCCTTCATAAATGCTAACTCAGGCGCAAGCGGGGGTAATTCCCGGCGCTCCTCTGGCTGTCGTGATTGAGCGGCCAAGCCAACAGCCCCCGCGCCAGCCACGCCTGCGGATAGGTTGCGCAGGTTTGATAGGCGCGGGTCAAAGCGGGCGAACTTGCTGCGGATGTTGGAGGGGTCAAGGTGCAAAGTTGAAACCCCCCGATCAAGCAAAGTTCCGTCACCCAGCGGAACCTTCCCTTCGTCTAAAAATACACCGGCGTATGGAAGATTGTTATCAGAGAACATTTCCCCGAAATCCGGCCCCTCCGTCCAATCAGGCACGCCCTTATCTGTAATCGGCGTCCCATTTCCGTATTGCATAAAAAAGCCATCATCAAAAGTTTGCCGCCCATCCGCAGTTCTTGTGTCCAAAATAGCGCCTTGCCTTTGCATTACAGGCAGCACCCTGCCGCCCTCGTCAAACTGGCTTCCAGCGTATATATTTGCGTAATCAAAATTAGGTGTGGTATAAAAATCCATGCCTGCCTTCGGCGCGGCAAAATCCGAAGTTGTGCCGTGGAAGGCATCACTATCAAACCCCATCTCGTCAGCCCTTGCCATTCGGCTTGGCGTATCCATCGGCATATCAACGCCCGTTGCGCCGCTAGTGTATAGCTGGTGCAATTCCTGCGGGTCGGCCTGCGCGTATAGCTCGTCTGTGACCTCATTCGCGCGGCCCTCGCTTAGAAGGCGCGCTATCTCTTGGGCTGGGGTTGCGGGAATGTCGGGGATTGCGTTGCCCGCATTGCTGCCGACTATTGACGGGTCATAAGCCCGCACCCCAGCGTCCACCACAGACTCAACGCCCTGACGAACAGACGACGCGCCACCCGGCATAAGCATCATAGCGCCAGCGCCAACCATAGCCGCGCCTGAAGCTGCTCTGTCCATTATGCTACGGTCGGGCGCAAACATATCACGGCCCGCCTGCTGCGCCTCCATAACGTCTGCTCCGGGTGATACCATAGCGCCCGCTTGCGCAAGAGCGTTAACCCGCGGCGCAAGATCCGGCCCGAGCGCATAGCCTAGCGCATTGCCAAACTGCTCCTCTTTGCCGGTCAACCATTGACGACGTTCTTGCCCAGATTCAGCGCTGAAAAACTCTGCTATGACGTTCTTTAGGCCCATTAGCTATGCCTCCAGCGCTGTGATGCGTGCTTCGTGGTCTTTAAGCATATTTATCATCCGCTCAAACAGCTTCATGCCCTCAAGCGTCAACCTGCCATCAGCGTCAATATATTGCTCAATCAGCACGGGTTCTAAAAGTTTAACGGTCACGCTGCCACCTCGATCCGCGCATCCGATAGCAACGAAAAGTCTGTCGGGTCGGTCATATTCCACTCAACTGTGAACTGCCGCCCAGCGCCAAGCCTGCGGTAAACCAAGCGCTTATCATAGTCGCCCAAATTACCCACACTGCGCTGCATTTCATCGCCATAGGTTAGGCTGTTGTCGCGGCTAATCCTGATATAGCAGGCAGCATCGCGCCCCAAGTCAGACCGCCCGAAGCGCCCGCGAAACTCTAGCGCCGACACGCCAAACCGCGCGCCGTCTAGGTAGAGCGTGCGCGACACCGCTGTGCGCCGCATTACCGCGCCGTTGTCTGTGTTTGCCTTGCCAAGCGTGCTGAGCAAGCCGCCCTCGGTCCCGACAACCCACGAATTTCCAAGACGTACCGAACAGGACGCCGACCAACTGCCAAGAGTCACGCCCTCAGCCCGTTCGTGCCATTCGCCAGTAGACATGTCATAACACCATGACGGGCGGTTTCTAAACCGAACAACGCAAATCTTGTGGCCCTCGTCCTCATAGTAAAAGCACGATTTGGGCGTTTCCGCCGTGATAGCGGTCTCAACCGCCGGGATGGATATGGGCTGCAACTGCGCGCCGCTGACAAGGTAGCAGATCCCGTCGTCACCGACAAAGAACCCGCCGCCGTCCAGCTTCGTGATTAGGTTGTAGCCCTTCAAGCCAATGTCCCGGACGCCCCCGGCAAGCCTGGTGAATGCGCTTGATCCGCTTTGCCCGCTCAACGTCCAAATCTCGTGGCTGTCGCTCTTGAACAGCCAATAGTTGCCGTTGATCTCAAGCCCCCGGATTAAATCGCCGTCCCGCCCTTCCGCCGTGGCGAAGTTGAGCGCAGGCAACGTGGTCGCGTCGGCCAGATCCGTCCAGCAAAACCGCCTGCCGCCGTATTCCGTCAACAGAGAATAGTTGCCGAGGAAATCAACAGACCCAAAGTCGTCAAACTGACCCGCCGTGGGCTGTGCGATGGTTGCCCCGTCCCAAGTGTAATAAAGCCCCTCGCCAGCAATCGTCACAACGCCGTTGTTTGCTGCAACAGAGCAATTTTCGCCCACAACAACAGCGCCAAGGTTTTCGACACTTCCTGCCGATGAAGCCTTAAACAGTTGATTATTCGCCACGGCGTAGGCAATCCCGCCCGACAACCCGATTTGCCGAACCAACAGCGTTCCGGTGTCTGCAAGCTCGGTCATGCCTAGAACGGTCTTCAACAGGTACTGCGCCTGCCCCATTGATGCGATAGGCTCACGATACAGGTTAACCAGCCGCGACGATTGCGCGAATATGGCATCACTGTCTTGGGCGGATTGCCCTACAAACTCAAGTGTCGGCATATGGCCCCGCGAAAAATACTGACCCTTCACGGTCAAATTGAAGCGCAGCATTCAGTGTTGATTGCGCCCTTGGGGCAAGCATGGAAAGCGGAGCCATCAGCATATAGCTTTCGGCAACCCGCGCGCCTAGCCCGTAAAGCGTGGCCTCCCACCATTCGGCTGGAACGTCCAAGACTGAATCCGGGTCTGTCACGTCTTCAAACTCGCGCTCGTATGTGTACTCGATTGTCTCGCCCGCTGCGGTCGCCAGCACAGGCCAAACATACAATTTCGCGGCCTCACGCTGCCGATCATAATAGAACTGCGTGGGAAGCCCCGTGGACGTCTTCTGAGGCAGGTTGTCATACTCCTGCCGCGTCATCACTTGCATGGGAAGCTCAATGCCACCTTGCTTGAGGCGCGCAGTGATAATCTGCATGGGCCGCACGGGATCTAGCGTGTAGCTGAGCGCCGTGGTCAGGGTCAGGCTTCCGTTGGTGTAGGTCCAGATGTTGTAGCCGGACATTTGCCAAGCCTTCAGCATCATATTCAGCAACTCCACAGCTTCCGCCATATCATCGCCGCTTGGCGTTTCGCTCATGCCAACAACCTGCGCCTTGCGTAGCGCGCTGGTGCATATGGCCCTAACGGTCTTTGTTCCGGTGACGGCCATTTTGACCCCTTATAAATCGGCGGGTGTGATTTCGTTGCCCGAACCGGGCTGAACTTCAATGTCGGGCGGCTCAGGGCGAACCCAAGGCGGCGCTTGATTGTCTGTGCGCCCCTTGAGCATTTCTTGCGGGTGCCGAGGCTCAAAGCATGGTCCACACACTCTAAGCCCCGTCCATTCCCGCCGCAGCGCGCTCGATTTGTAATCAAAGCCGCAACGGTCGCAGACGACATTCCACTTGCCTAATGCAAGGTATGTAATGCCGTCTCCCATATTAGCGCTCTTTGGCTACGAGGATGTAATCAAAGTCAGCCGTTTCAGCGCCAGCCGCACCGTTGAGGTAGCCAAGGCCAACCGCCATTTCAGCGCCAGGAATGCCCACGTCGGTCATACTGCCCACATGCACGTCATTCAGGAATAGCTCAATTGTGGTCTTGCCGTCGTAGTAGGCAGCGACAACAACAGCCACATCATCGGCCAGCGTGGCGACTGTGGCGCTATCCGCGTCGGTCGTGTTGTCGTCAACATTGAAATACAGCGCGGCAGAACCATCGTCTGAAATAAACGCCATGCGCATTGTTGCATCAAGCGGGGTTGTGTCGGACGAGTGCAGGCCGATAATCAGGTCGCTCTGAATGGCATCGCCAACGGAAAAGCGCGCCTTGATCCAAGACTTCTTGCCGGATTCAATCAGCCACGATTCAGCTTGAGCCTCAAGAAATAGCCCGTCGTTTTCGTTTGCCGCCGTGGTGACGCGGAGAATGCCGCCGTCTGCGTCTGCAATGGCTGGCGTCGATGTGCCAGATCCAACGCTGGTAGCCGTAACGGTCCAATCGCCTGCGGTGTAAACGTCAAAGTCGTTGAAATAGGTGTGAAACTGTGTCGGGTCTGGCGCGCCATACATGCCGAGGGGCTTGCCCTTAGCTACTGTGGAAATGCCGGAAGGAAAACGGGTAGGGGACATTAGAAAACTCCATCGTCATAAATGACGCCCGATGTGGGCGATGGGGTAGGGCGAGGCCGTTAAGCCCCGCCCGCTTAGTTTATGCGCCGGGGGACGCTACCGCGCCGCGCCAGTCAGCCCATCCGGCAACATAGCGCTCTGTGGCCTTCATCCGGGCGTTCTCGGTGTCAAAGTCGTTGTCCTGGGTAAGCTCCAAGGCGCGACGTTTTTGATTTATGAGACCATCAGGGACGTCCGTCTTGACGAAGAACGCATCGGCGTCGGTCAGGTAATCCCAAACCACAACACCCTTGGGCAACATGCCCATCGCCTTCATGGCGTTGATGTCGTTGTTTGCATTGCCGGACTGAAGCGTGGACTTGAGAATGCGCGTGGCCTCAAACTCAAGCGCAGACGGTACAACCAGCATTTGCCCGGTTGCCTGAATGCGAAGGCCACGGCTATCCTTCAAGCCGCGAATGAGGGTCATCATGTCCTCAAGCGATGCTTCAGACAAGTCAGCCGCCACAGCCAACTCGTTCGACTGGGTGCCGTCTTTGGTCGGGTGTGCAGTGGAGAAAAGTTCAACGCCATCCCCGCCGGTGTGGCCCGAGTCAAAGCCACGGTTGAGGATGTTTGCAAAGACGTTCTCTTTCGTCTGTCGCATGGAACGTGCCAGCTTTGCGGCCTTCTTACGGGCCACACTCTCATACTGGTTGTCCTCAATCGCCTCGCGCGTAACAATGGCACCGAGGCCATAAGTCACGTTGCGAAGCCGCTGGGTGAAGCCCTGTGCGTCGGTGTCATAAGACACTGCGCCGCCCTCAGACTTAACGCCAGCCAAACCGAAGCCCGTCTCCTCGACATATTCATCATATGCCTTTTCAGAGGACTCCAAGTCAAAGATCATATCGCAGATCAGTTGCTTCTCTTTGTAGGTCGCTCCGAAAAACGCCTTCACACCAGGCCAAAGGGCTTTTGGGTGTGAACCTGTGCTAATTACTGCCATTGGTCAGACCTCCTAAATGCCAATCGCGCCATAAGCGCGGGTGTGGTTGTTGATGAGAACTTCGACCTTAGTATAGGCCGAGGCGGCTTCGTTGCCTTCACGATTCA